TGTTCTTTTATAAAAATCATTTTGGTTTATTCCTAATAGATTTAAGAACGCTCCAAAATTTGGTGTACCACCTTCTCCTGCTCCTAATATTCCTATCTTAGAACTTTCGATTAGGGTAACTGTTGCATCTTTCCAAAATTTATTAACAGATAGGGCAGTTAACCACCCAGCAGTTCCACCTCCAATAACAATTACATTTTTCATATTAAACTAAGTTTTTTAATTGATGAGGGCCAAACATTCAATGAATATCTTAGACCAGATTCTATTGTATTAACTGAATGTGTTATGTTAGAATCAAACATAAATACACTCCCCATTTCTTTAGGTACTGAATACTCTACTTTATTTATATTGTATTTAACCAATCCTCCTTCATAATTATCATTCAACTGAATAATAAGTGTTATAGTTGCTCCATTTATTATTTCATGTTTATCCTCATGCCAATCTAAAAAATCTCCATTGGAATAACGATTAAATGAATACTTTGGGATAGATGTATATGTAACACCATTGAATGGATTTAATTGATTTGAAATTGATAAAATTTTATCGGATATAATTTTTATACGAGAATCTAGTAATATATCATCTACGAAATACCCACCCATTCGTTTGTTACCATCATATTCGATATCCGCTTCTATCACTACACCGTTTAGGATTTTAGATGATTTCATTTGTTTCAGTCCATTATCCTCTCCATATGAAATGATAAAATCACACTCTTCTTTGCTTAAAAAGTTTTGAATAAATTTATAAAACATTCTTTATTTTTTTAATCCGTACTTTATCCATTTATACCACACTCTTTCGTGGATATAGTATTGAATAGGTTTATAAATTAATTCAACCACACCAAATGCTGCCCCTACTTTAATCGAACCACTTATCAGCCACATTATAGCAAAGCCAATTAAAGTAGATATAATTCGATAAGATATTGTTTTAGCTATATGTCGCTTTCTTTCTACTATCATATAATATTTTTTATATTCATATCCTTAACAAATAATTCACCGTCAAATGTAGTATATTTTAATTCGTAATTATGTCTAAACGATGTATGTTTGCTATATGGTAAGTATTCAATTTCACTTTCAACTAATTCATGTCTATATGAGTTAAATCGATTATCTAATATAGGAAAATAAAAGAATGAAACTATTGTCCCATTTTTACAATTAGGTTTTATATAATCTAAAAATTTAGGAATATTTTCATCACGATGAGTATCATGTAGAACACCATCAAATTTTTTATCTAATGTAGGTAGTATATCAATCCAATCACCTAATATTATTTCGGTATTTGGTTTACCTTTTGCCCAAGATAATGCATGTTTATATATTTCCGGATGAACTTCTATGATTGTATGAGATGTAACATTAGGATTAGATTGAACGGCATCTGCTGATAAATTCATTCCAAACCCCAGTTCTAAAATATCTCCTCCGTTTCTAGTAGCAATTTCAGCTAACTTAACCATTAGAGATTTTTCACCCTTATGCATAACATAATTTTTTTTATATTTCTCTTTCAATTCATCAATAATAATTGCATCCGATGATAATATTAGTTTCTCTGTTCCGTTCACTATCCTTTAGTTTTATCATAAGTAATAGTTCCATCGGGTGTCATATGACCTGTTCTGATTGCAGTTCCACTAATTACCGCTACATTCGGGGGTGGCTCGTGATAGATTACATCGTACCCTACGCCTCTACCATAATTTACTGATTCAATATCAGGAATAATAGATAACAAAATCTTATCGAAATTGTTTGTAAAGAACGGTTCGTTTGATAATTCTTTTAAGATTTGCTGAGCAGTTTTAGGATTGTTTTCATCTTGCTCTACATCTCTGATTGCTACCCAAACATTTTTACCTTTATCTAGTTGTTGGCTTATTAACCATTCATGCCCTTTGTGCCAATTTTGCCATCTTCCAATGTACAATGCGTATTTTTTCATAAATCTAATTTTTGTAATAATTTTCTATATGTCTGAAATTCATTATCTTCCGTTGTATCACAATCAATAAAGTTTTCAATAGGTGGTTGATAATTTTCTACAAAGAATTGCTCTCTTCCTCTTTCTTCGGTTGTATGAACATATATTTCTTTAATATTATCATCTCCTATTAAGCCTTTAAATGAATCCCTTTGGTCTTTATAAGGAGAAACTAATGATACTAAAGCAACTCCTCCTTTGTTGTGAATGAAGTGAGCAAGATGTTGTGCCAATTCTACATTCTTTCTACGACCTGCTTCTGAATAATCTTTGTTGTTAAAGATTTCTCTTATATCATCACCATCCACTATCATAGGTTTAAGAGGATGAAGATGAGTGTATAACATTTTTACTAAGGTTGTTTTACCTGCTCCTGGTTGTCCGGTTAGCCAATAAATCATGTGTATATGTATTTTATTATTTTATCACTTTGGGTTAATTGTAACCTACTATATGATATGATATTATTTATGTACTCTTTTAAGTAAGTAACCTGAACTTCATTGTGCCAACTAATATCTTTATTCAATATAGATTCTAAATGATTCATAAACTCTTCTCCTTCTCCAAAAAAATAAATAGGTGAGTTAAAGGTGAATCCTTGCTTTTCCAATGCCTCCTTTACTTCTTTCTTCCCATAATAAACAAATGGGTTACCCGCTTTTAAAGTTTTATGGATTTTTTCGGATAGATATGCTTCCTGTGATTTTAAAAGATGCTGAGTTTCGGTGATAATTTCGAAAAACGCTTCAAAATATATTCTGTAATTTAGTGATACGGTTCCTATATGGTTTATACCTAATATATTTTTTCTATCTCTTTCAACATCGGTTATCTGTGATAATCCTGGATATGTATCATAGTACATAGGATATGGTATACCGTAATCACTACATTCTTTTAAGAACTCTTCTTCCGAATTTATTCCGATATGAGTATCATTAAAATTTATTAAATTAAATGATATGTTACCATCTGATTGCTTATTATTTTTATATATTAATTTAAGTATATCAAATCTAACCGAAGAAAAATGATTGTTAAGAAACATAAACTTTTTCTTTAGTGTACCTAAATCATCTCTTTTTATTCTATGTAATGCATCCGTAAATTCTATATCACAATTTTCAATCACCCATTGGTTTGGATTATAGAATATAAAATTATCTTCACCTAAATAAGCTATATTATTGGTTAAAAATAATATTGGTTTATTATGAAAAAGTTCTTTGTAAAATTTTACTATATCATTTGTACATCTACTTTCCTCTACTGCGAAATTTATAATAAATTTTAAAGGAGAATTGAAATCATATAAAGAATCTACTTTGGTTTTCAGAGTAGTTATAGAATGTGCATTTAGGTAATCAAATGAGTCCATTGATTTACCAATTTCAACTAATTTAATATTTCTATTAAAGGGAGTTGAGCTTGTAAATCCTTTTGGTAAAGAAAATACTAATCCACCATCTCTAATTTCAGTTTGTCCCTTATCATAAATATATAAAGCAGGTATCATTATATTGTATCTTTTTGTATCATATTTAAAATGGATTCACCGAAATATTCATGTCCTTCTAAACTATAATGTAAGTTTTCTATACCAACATCTTTTAGAGTGTATGTGTTTTCTTCTACCTTTTGTGTATCGGTTATGGGTAATACATTATCTAATATTTTATCGTATCCAAACTCCATAGTTCTTGCCATTCTATGTGCAATTGAGTATGAATCAAACCCATTCATTTTCATTAAGTTAGAATATGCCATTAGGTTATTTAAGTTCTCGTATTGAACCAAATAATCGGTCATTACTAGATTAGTAAAGTATGAAAAAAATGTATGAAATTTTTCCGAATCAACTGGTATATCATTATTCTTAAGCCAATCCTCTACTATATTAAGCTGATTCATTCCAGGATTAAGAGAGTGTACCAAACTCTTATACGTCATATCAGCTCTAAACGAACCACTCCATTGTGTAATACACAAAGGATTATTATAATTTTTTAAAAGTGATTTATCAAACTTCTTAAAAATTCTTTTGTTAGGTTCTAAGAATACCCAATTATCTTCTCCAATTTTATAATCGTATATAAAGTAAGGATTAACTTTGGGTTCTATGCCTGAAATATAATACCATCTGCGGAGAATAGATTTATTAGATGAACCACTCTTAGATATATTTAAAAGTGGAACACCTAATAATTCCGCTATTTTTAATCCCCAACTAAAAGACCTATCTAAGAATACTTCGTTATTAGAATGTTTTTTTAATTCCACCCAATAATCGTAGTACTTACATTCTTCTTTGTAAGTATCAAATTGTCTATATAACCCATTACCTTCAGAAAAAGAATCTCCGTTGATAATTACTAAATCATATTTCATGTTCAAAATTTATCTTAACCCACTTCTCTCTACTATCTAATTCAAAAGAAGCTATATATTTTTGTTTCCAGATCGG